GGAACATCAATAGTTCCTACAGCCTTTGCTTGATGAACTACATAAATATTATTTGTACCAGAGGGAGGTGCTCCAGTGAATGTAAGTGTAGTTCCACTTATGCCGTATGCAGAGTTTGGGTCCTGTCTAACATTTTCTACAAAAACTTCTATGTCAAATACTGAACTTGGTGCAATGTCTAATGTAAAAGCAGTTGTACTGCCATCACCACTAAACCTTTTACCTTGTAAAGACTGAAATTGATTTTGTGTATCTATAGGTGTACCAACGTATGCCATTCTAGGTTATCTCCATAATTGATAAAGCTATATCTGCAGCACCTGAAGCTGTTAACGAAAGTGTGTCAGTTGTTTCCATAACCACTTTGTTACCAGACAATAGTTCAAGTGTACCACCTACAGGCACGGGTGCGTTAGTTACTAGTTCAACTGTTTGATTAGCTTCATCATTTGCACCTGCTCTATTGCTAGTGTCTGAACCTAAACTTACTGTTGCAGTAATCTGTGATGTAGTTGTATTACCTACCATGATTCCAAGAACTACTGTTGTTGTAGAACTGGCTACAGTGTAGATAGTATCAGCACTTGTTACACCTGCTTTTGTTACTACTTTAAATGTATTTGCCATCTATCCTCCTATCCTAATGCGATTGCTAATGCAGTCGGGTCTTCTTGAGAAAATCCTTGTGCCGTCATTAAAGTTACTACTCTTGATAATGCAGCTTTTCTGTTTGTACCACCTGCACCATCATCTACTACTATTAAGTCAGATGTAGTTAAATCTGCTCCAATATCTGTACCACCATCTATTTCTAATGCTGTTAATGCTACTTTACCTGCAGTAGATATTGTATCTAATTTAGAATCTGCTATCGCTGCACTTGATGCTATACTTGCGTTAACAACTGCGTTTGCTGCAAGTTGGTCTGCTCCAACTGCATCATCAGCTATCATAGCCTGTTCTACTGCATCATTGGCAATAGTTAAAGCACCATTTGAAGCAACTGTAGCATCTCCACTTACTTTACTAAATACATAAGTTGGTATTCTAGACATGGCAGATTTTCTTTCTGTTCCGCCTCCGCCATCATCTACAATAATTAAATCTGCATCTGCTAAATCTGCACCTATGTCAGTAGCACCATCTATTTCTAACGCACCAATATCAACTTTACCTGCGGTAGATATCGTAGCTAGTTTTGTATCTGCGATTGCAGCACTAGATTTAATATCTGCGTTTACAATATTTGTAATAGTATTGTTGTCAGAATCTATTGACTTGTTTGTTAATGTTTCACTTAATGATGTTGTTGCAAGAGTTGCTGCTAAGTTAGGTAAAGTTACTGTGTGGTTACCTGAAAAATCTGCATGTGCAGGTGCTTGTAATTGTACATAGTGAGCATTTGAAGATTCACAATAAAATCTTACATAAGATTGTGCTCCAGAGTTTTTAATTGATATAGCACCAGATTGAATATCAATACCATTAGAGCCATCTATTCTAACTACACCACTTCCGTTAGGTGTTAAAGTAATATTACCATTTGATGTAGATACAATGTCATTGCCATTAACGTCTAAGTCTCCACCTAGTTGTGGTGTAGAATCTTCTGCTAAGTTTGATATAGCACCTGAAGCTGCTAATCCTGCTGTTAATGTAGACCTTGTAATTTTTTTAAGTCCACCGCCTGAAGTATCTACTGCTAATAAAACATCATCACCTGCTACTGTAGATATTTCTGATAGAGAACCTACAGCTATAGAGTTAAAGTTTGTTCCGTCTGCAATTAAAAGATTACCTGCAGTATTTGTACCCATAGTGATGTCATCACCTGTTACTGTTAGGTCTCCTGCAATAGTTACATTTTGACTAGCATCTATTGTTAGAGCAGTTGTGCCACCTGTTGCCATTGTGATAACATCTGAACCACTAAATGTAATAGATGTGTTAGAATCTGCATCACCTGCAATACTATCTAATTGAATACTACCTACATTTGTAATAGCTGAATCACTAAAATCTAAAGTTCCTGTAACATCAAAGTTTCCGTCTACTGTTAAGTTACCTTCGATAGTTGCATTAGCACCACTTAATGTAATAGCTGCGGTAGGTGTTGAGCCTGATTTAATTACTAACTCACCGCTAGAATTTGTTAAACTACCAAAAGTTGTACCTGCATCTTTAAGTGTAATATCTGCACCATCAGCATCTAATATAATATCTCCACTAGAATCTAATGTAATATCTGTGCCGTCATTTGTAATTGTATCTAATGCAATACTTCCAATGTTACTTATATTTGCATCACTAAAATCTAGTGCACCTGCAACTGTCAATGTTCCTGATATATCTACATTACCATTTATATCTACTGTGGTTGCAGCAATCTGTATTTCTGTATCTGCTACTAAATCTAGTTGTCCGTCTGCAGAAGAATTAATAAATATTGCAGTATCTCTAAATTGTATTTTTTCTGTACTAGCTACAAGGATATCATCTGAAAACTCAAAGTAGTCTTCATCTTCCATCCATTTTAATACACCATCATTACTTTCCCCATCAAAAGTAATACTAATGTCTGTACCTGCTGTACCCGCACCAAATGTTAAAGTGTTGCCTAATAACTTTGTTATTGGCCCACCTTCTGCAGCAGTACCATCATGCGTGTGACCTGTACTAGCAGCAAATGCCGCTAATAGTTGGTCAAACTCTAGATTAAAATGTGCTGCTTCAATAGTAGCACCATCAATAATGGTAGCTGAACTTTGTCTAGTATAAGTTGCACCCATAAATTATCTTCTTCCTCCTGCTGTAAATTCTAATTCAAATCCCTTTAATGCTACGGGACTATTGTTTGTTGCGTCTAATATTTTAGTGGCGACTGTAAATCCACTTCCTTCTACTGATTGTCTTATTAAGTTAGAGCCTAAAGAACCATACACTGCAAACCCATAAACAGATGAATTTAATCCATACTGTGCTATGTTACCTGTAGCTTCTAAAGTATAAGGCTCTGGTTGGGCTACGTTAATATCACTAAAATCATATTCTAACAAAAAACTAGATGCTAATGTTCCTGTTGGATTTATATTCCAAATAACTTTTTGCATGTTTTTTCTAATACCTGGGTCCCCCATAGTCATGTCAGGTGAACGATATATAGAACTTATATTTGTGGTAGAATCTGCTCTTGTAAACACATTACCTGATTCTTGCTGATATACAAAACCATCATATCCTCCATGAATAATAGTTTCTGTATCGGAAATAAAATCAGAATCAGTGCTAGAAACTTTTAGTGCTTTGATATCTGCATATTCAAATCCTAATGAGCCTGTATTAGGATTAGCTTTAATTACAGATAGTAAACCTCTTGCTCCATCCTCTGTTTGTGATGTACTAGTAGGAAAGAATATTCTATACTGTGATTTACTTCTAATTACAAGTGAATTAATATTGTGTGTTGTTATTTCATTAATTCTTTTTTGTACTTGTTTAGATACTGTGCCAAGTTCTGTATCATCAATTCTTTCTGTTCCTGCAATAGTTCTAAGTCCATCAGGTGCTAAAAATATTACATCACCACCAAGTTCTTGAATACTTCTACCATCTACACATCCTATGTTTCTTGTAATAGGAGTTATTGCAAAATTAGCAGATGATGTTCCTGTTAATTTAAATATTTTATCTTTACCAAATATAATTAAACTATTACGGAAAGTTCTAAGTCCTACAATTTCTGTATCAACTTTAATAGTTCCTCCACCATTACCTGATTGAAAATCATTAGTTTGGTTTGGACCCATAAAACTAACTTCTTGTATATTATTAGAGTGCCCTGCAAAAAATATATGATTCTTAAATATTTCTACAAACTTAAAGTTAGATGTTCCTGATGCGTCAACTACAGTAGTGCTAAAAGATGTATTTAATATTTGTGGATTAGATGTTCCAGTAGTAATAATAATTTTATCTGTACCATCAAAGTTAAATAATCTATGTTCATAATTTTGTGTAGGCGTACCTAATCCTGTAATAGTTGATGTCCAACTACCTGAACCTGATGAACCTCTATGTATACTTCCGCCTCTACCCGCTAATACAACATCATTAAATATTGCACTAAACACAACTCTTTCAGATGAAGAAGAAACTTGTGGAACTATATTAGTATTGTATTTACTAGTTCCTAGTATTTTTTTGTAACCGCCTTCAATATCAGGTTCAAAATTTTGTAACTGCAGTGCCTCTCCAGGTGACATAGAGAACACATCTTTGTTTAAGATTAATCCTCCACCTAAACTAACAACTGAAGGTTGTACCTGTGCCATTCTATGTAAAAGTTAAAACAGAAGTATTGCTTGTTGTTCTAGATGTAGTATTTAAATTTACTCTAGTATCTTTCATGTACTCTTGTCTATTTAACATTTCTGTTCTAATTCTTTCTACACCTCTTTCATATTCTGCATTTGCAATGTTTGCCATAGGAACATCATTTCTTAGTTTATATAAATAATATTTTGCTCTATTGACAACTACATCTGCATAAATATCGGGCAAGTCTAAAGTATCTGTAGCTGCAGATAATTCTGTGTGAGTTTTAAAGTATTCATAATGCACTGTAAAAATGTCTTCATCAGGTATGGGCGATACTCCGAAACTTAAATGGTCTTGTGTTCTATATACAAATATAGGCTTACCATATTGTGAATCACTATTCTTTTCATCACTTGTGTATCTACCTTGTATATATGCATCATAACTTATATACTTTAAATTTATTGGAACTTCATCTGCAGATACTCTGATAAAATCTACCTGCATGTTAGTTACAGTTGTAGGATTATTTATTGTAACAAAGGTTGTTTGTGCAGTTGCAACAAAAGATGTAGATAATATTGCACCATTACCAAAGTTTTCTACTGTTAATGTTTCATTTAAATTTTGTGTGCCTTCTGCTGCAGTTCCTACTTGAATCTTAAATGCTTGACCTGTTCCTACTGTATCGAATGCTCTTACAGTTAATCTGTATTTTTTATTTACAACTGTAGAGATAGATTGTGTTACTGTTGCATCATTAAGTTGTAATCTACCATTACCTGTAGAAACATATGTTGGAGTACCGTCTACAGCTGTCCAGTTACTTATGTCAGATGTAAATTCACCATTAGTAATTAATTCTGTTGGTTTAATTGTAAATGTATCAAAGTCTGCTTTTCTAAATGCAGTGGGAAAAGTATACTCTTGTTGGCCAGTGTTTAATACTTGTGTGTTATTAGTATGTAACCAAGGCCATTCTATTTCAGACATATATAATTCATTAACTGCTTTATTAATAAAATTTTTAGCAGACGTTTGTATACCTCTACTAGAAGTAAAGTTAGAACTTGTTAGTTCTACTTCATTCAGTTCATTCAAAGCTAAATTAGTTAATGTTAAATATGTCTTTGTTCCCATTTTTTACCCATAGTATATTCTCTTAAATTATTTACCTCTTCAGGAGTTAAACATGTAACAGCACTACTTTTTATTGTTTTAGTAGGAAACTGTCCTTGTATTGTTTCTCTTAAAAAATCTTGTTTTGTATTTATAAATATTTCACAAGTTTTATAATCTGTGAAATCTAAAAGTTGATATGTATAAATTTTAGGAGATATTTCCCCATTAAAAAATATTATCAGAGTTATTAAAAACTTCATAAAGCAGGAAGGGGTATAAACCCCTCCCCATATTTGCAATTATGCAAATGATACTTTTTGTGCTTCTGAATCGCCTTCGCCATCAAAATCAGCAAGTACACAGAATACACGGACTTTACAATCCACTGCACCTGTTGCAATTACTAAGTCGATAGTGTCAGCAGCAGCGTACACGCCATAACCGACAGATGTTGTTCCCATTGAACTGTCACCTGCTCTTGCTCTGGTTGTTTCCATACCTGCAGTTGCTGTTGAAGCTGAAACGTATCTATCTACGTCTGCTCCATCACCAAGAGATAATGTTCCAGAGTTACCTGCACCGTCAGCGGTTAGGACATCCATA